GTGACTTCTCTACAGACATCCCGAACTCTCGGGTTAGTTTCGGGCGCCACAAGAACACTATCCTCTGCAATGAGCAACTCAATACGTTCTCACGCCTCCGGACCTTACAGCCCTGGCCCCGCCCCTCAACAAGGCGGCAGCTCCTCCTCGCCTTACAAAAGAGAAATTGCAACGTCGGGCGGTACGCAGGCCCCTGTGACCCTTACGAACAGGCTGAGGGCATAGTCGAGGTCTTCTTTGACACCTACTGCCTCCCCACCTGGCGTGTCGACACAGCCACTTATATGGCAAGCCCAGTCGCCATATCTCAGGAAGCAATGGATAACTACTTGATCAGCGCTGATGCCGCCAAATTGAGGGCCCTGAGAGAATCTAGGCTCAAGAGAGACACCCCTGCCCACTTCGGCTCAGCCTCTCCGATCTCGACCATTACAACGTCATGTTTCGCAAGGAACCCAAAAATCGTCTTGATAAGGATGCACTCGGCGAGTACCAGATCCTCCAGACCGTCATACACCACGACACTAAAGTTAACATTATCTGTTCCTTTTTTAGGCAACTCTTCGACCGTCTACAAAAGATTCTAAAGCCGCAGGTCTTTGTGCAACTCAAGAAATCAATAGATGATCTTCAGGCTCACCTTAATGCCCATGTCCCTCCAAACGCAGAAGGTTTCGAGAATGACTTTGCGAAGTTTGACAAATCACAGCTTGAGGAGACCTTCGCTGTTGAGATGGGTATATACAAGCTGCTTGGGCTAGACCTCACCCTCCTTGAGATGTGGGCATTCGGCAGCACTATAAAGACGGCTTTCAACTTCCTGCTAGGGATCCGTGTGCAACTGCTCTTTCAGCGTACTTCAGGCACGGTGGTTACGGCTTTCGGGAATGTCCTCATAAACATGGCAGCCGTTGCATGGGCCTACAAACTTAATGAGCTAAAATACTTCGCTGTTTACTTCGTAGGAGATGACTCCTTCGTTTTTCCTTACTCTTTCCCGGACCTGTATAGCGT